AAAGGTAGCTATCCTGATGTACTCTTTTAATACATCGTCCGCAGAGTACTCCAGTCTTTTTTCCCTCTCCTCTATCCTTTTATCTATTTCATCTCTAATATGTTCTTCCCGTAAGAGTTCCCAACCTTTTACCGCACCGTCCTTATACCCAGCGAGCCTCCCAGCCTTAGTGGCGTTGAAGTATAGGAGGTAGTTACTAACAAAGGCCTCCTCCTTGGGAGTAAAGTCTCCGTTCCTCTGTGTGTTACCATTGTGCTTTCTTTTGTCTACTTTTTTACCGTCTTTTCTCTTCATCTACATTATTGTAGACGTTTCCGAATTTGATGTCTAGAAATATTTTACTGAATCGGCATTCTAACCCATTATATAGTAGACATTTAAAAAAAGTCTGATTTATTACTATTTTTTACTTTACATTCCTTTTTTTCCTTTATATACTAAAAATAAAAACTAAAAATTCAGTAGGAGGAAAAAATGAGAAGCAAAGAAAAAAAATTAATCGAAGGTAAGTTTACTAGGAATAAGAACTTTGAAATGGATGGCGAGTACTCTGTTTTAGTTAATGGTAAGGTTTATGTTGTTTTCAGAGATACTCTACAGTATGGGGATGGGATTTGGTACATGAATGATTCAGGGAATAACTCAAGCGATTATGCAGGTACGAGATTCGTTGGTTATACAAAAGCAGAAGTTTTAGAAAAATTGAAATCTTTTTAACTTTTTTATAGGAGAGAGAAGATGTGGGTGATTACAAAAGACAGTCTTTATAAGAAAGGTATTACCGAGAGAAGTGATGTTGGTATTAGTTCAAGGGATTATGTTGAGGGAAGTGAGTTACCATACAGGTTCAGGTTATTAGATGACGACAGAATCATATACTACTATGGAAAATCTAGCACGGATGATGACTTTGAACCACAGGATTGGGGGATGTGGAACGCTGGGGTGACAATGATTCAATACTACAATCCTAATTTAAAGCAGTGGGAAACGTTATAACAAGAGTATCCCCTCCACTCTCTCTGGAGAGTGGGGATGGTTACTTTTTATTTTATATTTTTAACACAGAAAAAGGAGATGAGATTATGAGAAGTAAAATAAAAATGGGCGAGAAAAGAGTAGAGAGGAAAACTGTTTATCATTATTTTGATTCGCCAAAGCATAAGTACACCTTAAACAAAGGTACTGTTGAGGCAATCAGGACTCTGGGAAGAATGTACACACTTCCCAATGTTGACCATGAAAATCGCATAAGAATTAGGATGTGTATTTACGGAATCATTGTTGATGCTATTAATGCAAAAGGTATGGCAACAACTGGGAGAGATGGGATTGAGCTTGACGGTGCACTAGTAAGATATTTTGACAAAGGTATTGAATTAGTTTTCTAGTTGGTTAGCCCTATTGGTTACTTTTTTATATTTTTAACACAGAAAAAAGGAGATGAGAAATGGATTTATTAATAAAACATAAGCTGGAGGAAGAGTTGAGTATGTTGTGGAGTGAGTATGAATATATGAACACCAAAGAAGATATGAAAGAGCATTCGGTTAAGATTGACAATAAGGTTAAGGAACTTGAGGATTTCTTGCTAAAGAATAGTTAAGAGTCTCCACTCATCCCTCATGTATGAGGGATGGGATGGACACTTTTATATTTTTAACACAGTAAAAAAGGAGATGAGAAGATGAGAAGGGCAAAAGAAGTAAGGGCAGACACGGTTATTCCTATTGCCATATTAAAGGAGTGGAGAAGAAAAGACAGGGAGGCTATTGCAATACATGAAGGTGTCTCTCCTGAAGATATGCATTTGGACTGGATTGACAACAGCACGGTTCGGCACGGGAATAAAATTTTTGCCATGTATAAGCACATGGTACAGGTGACCTATGTGGAAGGTATAAACAACAAGCCTCAACAGGTTAAGGTGTTTGATACAGTAGAATAACAAGAGTATCCCCTCCACTCTCTACGGAGAGTGGGGATGGTTACTTTTTTATATTTTTAATTTTGTACAGGAGGTTGT